ACGAGGCGACAGCGCCCGACCTGATGGATCAGGCCTATGAGGCGTGGCGGCAGATCGTCCCGCGGAGCAGCACTGTCAGCGAGGCCTACAGGCGCGCACCTGACAACGCAACCAAGAATGCATTGCTCAAGGCGCTGATCCGCAGCATCACCTACAACAAGACCCAGCGCCGCGCCGGCAAGAACGCAGACAAGCAGACCGGAATAACCCTTGAGTATGACCTGATTTTCCAGTAAAAACACTGGTAGCTTGCGCATAATAATGAATTATTATAGCCAAGATACCAGTGAAAACGCCGCCAGGCAGAATATGCTTGACGGCGTTGATGTTATCATGCTATAATGACGGCAGGGTGCCCGCTACCTCCCAAAGGCGGATCACCTCGCTTTATGGGTGAGCTGAACCGTCTACAACTGGTATTTGTAGGCGGTTCGCGGTTTTATTTCTTCAGTGCAAGCACAGACACAATAATTTCCGCGACAGTAAGCACAATTATAAGCAATTCAAAATCACTCATCCGTGCAACACCTCGCTTTCCTTAGTGATTGCGAGGTGTTTCCGCCTTTATACGGGCTTTCCCTGCCAGAGGCCTGGTGCCTCAGCCGGTATATTATCACAGAAAAACCGCCCAGTCAAGGGCGGTTGCCCGGCTACAAGGCCGCCGGGCGGGCCGCGCGTCTACCAGATTGCCGGGGTCTTGCGGAAGGCTTTCACCTTCCGCGGGCGCTCTGTCAGCGCCGCAGCCAGGGTCAACGCTGGCATCAGGATCAGCAGGCTCATCCAAGCTCACCTCTTGCCAGGACTTCCCAGCCGGGCGCGTACTGGAAAGCTATGTCGTACCAAAAGCAGCCGTCAAGCTCACAGAAGAACCGGGAAACAAACGCCCGTGCGGCGTTCTGATAACCGTTTTCCTCGATCCAGGCGCTGATCAATGCAGTCGCTTCGCGGGTGGCTTTCAGATACAGGTCGGTGCTGTGGTGGTCGATATGTTCGGCGGGAAGAGCCTGAACGGCTCGCTCGTACAAGCTCAGCATGCCTGCTCGCCTCCCTTCAACAGTTCGCGATAGATCAAGTTAGTAAGCAGCTTCTCTGCGTCTGCTTCGCTGTAGCGGTTCCGCTCTGCTTCGGTTTCCTCCAGGATTGCACCCAGATCTTCAATGGCGCTGCGGTTGTAATAGTAGCAGGTGTCGATCACAGAGGGCAGACCCTGGCACCAGTCAATGAAGATTGCAGCCTCAGGGCCGCGCTCGTAACGCTTTTCGCTGCGGAAGGTTTCCAGGATGAACGCTGCAGCTGCTTCGAAGGTTTCAAACTCGGACCCGTCGCGGCCGCAGTTCTCGGGATCGAAGTTATTCAGGATGTATGCGCGGATATTCTCGCGGGCCTTCTTGCTATTGCTTCTCAACATCTTTTCTTCCTCCTTGATTATCTCGTCGTTTTCTGATATTATGGAGGGGCAGCGCGTCGCTGTGTGCCCTCCGGGGCCGGCCTCGTCAACGTTCGCACCGTTGGCGGGGCTTTGTTTATACCGGGCTACCTGCCCGCTCGCAGGCCATCTTATAAAGGTCATCCAGGTAGTAACTGCGCACGTCGTGCATCTCGCCCACATACAGCAGCGCGTTCTGCAGCTTCCAGCTGACCCCGAGGAAGTCGGCCATGTGCAGCATGTCTAGCATGTCGGCGTGTGCGTCGCGCGCCTCGAAGGTGTTGAGCTGCTGGTGCTTGATTACGCTGATCTTTGTTATGATCGCCTTGCAGCACTGGATGATCTTATACTGTTTATCGTTCATTGTCTGTGCCTCCTGTGTTTGTAGTCGGTGTTTCGTGGTTTCTGATTGCATTATAATCTATCTGCGCAGATATATCAAGATGGCAAAACAAACAAATATATTTGCGCAGATATGTGCAAAGTATATATTTACGCAGATATATTTATGTGGTATGATATATGATGTAGATTGGAGGTGTATGCAATGCCAGCCAGCAAGGCACAGCAAAAAGCGGTCAATAAATATATGAAAACAAATTACGATCGCATCAACTTGACATTACCCAAGGGCCGCAAAGACGAAATAAAAGCCCATGCAGAAGCACACAACGAAAGCGTAAATGCGTTCATCAGCAGGGCTATTGATGAAACAATGCAGCGGGATAATACCAAATAACATACAGCACCGCAACGGGGCAGCGCCGCAGGCGCTGTCTTTTTTTATGGGAAATGACAGAGCAACGGGGCAAAATGACGGACTTGTGAGCGGCTTGTTCGCGATCCGTCATCTGTCATTTCTCTGTACACTCTGTCACGACTTGCGAGCACTTTAGCAAACTAAGGTCTGTCATTCTCTGTACACCTCTGTCACTACATTTCATTGTTTTTTGGCCGTTTTGTATGGATAAACTGTATGAATGTATGGTTTTGCAACGTTAAGAAACGATTAAAACGTAAAAATAAAAATAATCCGTCACATCCGTCACAACCGTCATTACATCAAACAGTTACTCAATCATGGACCTGGGTAACCGTCATCTGTACATGACGGTCATGTACGGTATGACAGAGGATTTATACAAAATGCAAAGGTCTGGAGCTTTGGTTGCTCCGGGCCTTTTTGTGTGCTCAGGAGAAAAAACCAGCAATTTTTTACGCTTAGAATGAGCCGTTTTGGTCGGTTTACAATCGGATCAAGGGAGGCGATAGTTGTGTGTTCTATTGATAGCATTCCGCTTGAAAGCACGATCACGGCGGAGATACAGCGCTATTTGGCGCGCTTGCCTGATTGGTGGGGCTTTAAGGTCCAGGGCGGCGGATCACAGATGCGAGGCGTGCCGGATATAGTCGGCTGCTATCGCGGTTTGTTTGTGGGCTTTGAAGTGAAGCGGCCCAAGGTTGGCAGGCTGAGTCAGCTGCAGGCCCACAGAATTGATCAAATAAAGGCCGTAAATGGTCACGCTTTTGTCGTTTATGGCGTTGAAGACGTGAAACAGGCGCTTGATGGGCTTGTCTCGCTTACGCGCGTGGGGGGTGGGGGCTGATGGCCCGCACGGACGGCGAAAGGTGCAGAAGGGCTGGAGAACGATATTCGAAAGGCACATTGCAGCCGCTGAACGACAACATGAGCGAGGCTGCGAGCCTGGCCGCGCTGGGCCTTGGCCGTGATGCGATAGCGGAAAAGCTCGGCGTAAACCCGTCGACGGTTACGCGCTGGTTGAAGCGCGAAGATGTGAAGGCGCTGCGCGCCGCTGCACTGGTTGATGTGGTTGCATCGATGGTTCCGAAGGCTTATGCGGTACTGAATGCACAGCTTGATCACAGTAATCCGTGGGTCGCACAGGGCGCTGCGCGTGAGCTCATCCGCCTGTTCAACATGCAGCAAGGTACAGCAGATGCAAGTGTGGTCGTCACCTTTGGCGGAATGCCCAAACCGGGCGCGCCTGGCACGGCTGGTCACATGGCAGAGTCGCTGCCTGACGGCGACACGATCGAGGCAGACTTTGCCGAAGATGATGCATAAACGCCGCATAAACGCTGTATAAACGCCGAATATCCTGCATTATGCACTGTGTGCGCAGGTTGCACAAGGTTGTTGCGTTGGTATTTGTGCATGTTTGTTTTATCTATGCGCGAAAGAATTGTTTTACGCATAGATACGAACAATTGTTAACAAATGAGTCCTGCAGGGCTATGCCCTGATGGAATTAGGCCAGACGGCCCGGTCGCCCTGTTACCCGGCTTGCGTCTCTTCCTCCCGGCGCAGCAGCAGGGCGGCTGCTTCCCAAAGGAAGGATATATGTATATATCCTTCCACAAAGAGTGCTTGTTTTTTTATGTGCCCTTGAAAAAAAGGCAGAAAAGCGCGACCGGGGGGGGATAAAGCGGACGGTGAGACTCCCACTTCCCGTGAGGAGTATATATATACCTCCGCCACCCGGCATCCTCGCATCGGGGAGTCAACGAAAATTTTTTCGTACATTTTGCAAGACCCGGGGGTAACCCTGTTGGCACCGCAAGCCCGGGAGAGGAAAGGCGATTTTTGAAAAATACCCAGGTGGGAGTTTTTTGGGACACCACCTGATCGGTATAAAAGATGGAGGAAGCGGGGTGCGGCGACATGTGGAAGTAGGAGGAAGGTAAATGGCCAGGCAAATAGTGATTGACTATAAGCCGACGCCGAAGCAAGCACTTTTTCACACGACAGATGCCGATGAGGTGTTGTATGGAGGAGCAGCAGGCGGCGGCAAGAGCAAAGCGTGCGTAATGGACGCGCTGGCGAGGTGCCTGGCATACCCAAAGAGTCACGCTTACATTTTCAGAAGGACGTTCCGCGAGTTGGAGGACACAGTAATCGCGGAAGCGAAAGCGAGCTATCCGCAAGGGTTAGGGCGATACGTTGCCGGGCACCACGAGTATAGGTTGAACAACGGCAGCGTAATCCACTTCAGGCATTGTGCGAGTGTAGAGGACATGTACACATACGCCGGTGCGGAGATCCATTTTTTGTACATTGACGAGCTGACCACGTTCGAGAGGGAGATCTTCGACTTCCTGAAGACGCGCTTGAGAGCGAAAAAGACGCTGGGGCTGGTTCCGGTTGTGCGGTGCACGAGTAACCCGGGCAACATCGGCCACGGTTGGGTGAAGGCGTACTTCGTTGATGCAGGTCCGTTCATGGAGAAGATTCGGCATGAGATTGTATCGAGTGCGTTGGGAGAGACGAAAGTTGTAACGACGCAGTACATACCGAGCCTAGCCACAGAGAACCCGCACATCACGAAGGACTACATATTTGAGCTTGAGAAAAAGCCAGACGCGCTGCGCCGGGCGTTGTTGATGGGCGAGTGGGACGCATTCGAGGGCCAGGTGTTCCTCGAGTGGAAGGATGACCCGAAGCACTATGTGGATAGATTGTGGACACATGTGGTAGAGCCGTTCGATATACCGACGCACTGGCCGCGATACATGAGTTTTGACCATGGCTATTCGAAACCATTCAGTGTTGGTTGGTGGGCGGTGTCGCCAGACAACGTAGCCTACAGGTACAAGGAATGGTACGGCTGGAACGGCACAGTGAACAAGGGCTGTGAGATGAGCCCAGCGGCGATCGCACGCGGGATCATCGACCGCGAGGAGGACGAGCGGCGGAACAACATCGTTGTTGACAGGATAGCCGACCCGGCGATCTTTGACAGGAGCAGAGGCGACAGTGTAGCGCAGATGATGGAGCCGCAGGGTGGGAACCCTGGCGTGTACTTCAGGAAAGGCGACAACACGCGCCTGGCCGGCAAGATGCAGTTCCATGAGCGGCTGCGGTTCGACAAGGACGGTCGGCCGAAGATGCAGATATTCAATACCTGCCGACAGTTTATAAGGACGATCCCCTCGCTGCCATACGACCTGCACAAGGTCGAGGACGTAGACAGCGATGCGGAAGACCATATTTACGACGAGACCAGATACTTTCTGATGGCGCGCAGTGTACCGGTGAACGATCCGCACGTACCGAAGAAGAGAGTGTTTGACCCGTTGGCCGACTGATGAAAGGAAACGAGATGGCACTGCCTGAGAATTTTGAGAATGTGATGCCCGACACGGCAGCGGCGCTGGCGAGGATGCCAGGCGCGCAGAAGCCATTGAGCGGGAAGAGTGGACCGCAGCCGCTGACTGCAGAGGAGCAGCAACTTGTAAGCGAGGCTTACAGGTTCCTGAAGATCTTCCGGGACGGCTGCAGGGAGTACCACGAGAAGATCAAGGACAACCGCGAGATTGTGCGGATGAAAGACCCGTATCAGGACACGGGCAAGAAGCAGGAAGGCGAGCCGAAGATGCTGCAGCTGCAGACGTTGAAGAGCACGTTCAACAACTGCGTTGCGGACCAGCTGGACAACATGCCGGAAGCGAACTTGTTGCCTGAGCGCCCGGGGCTGGAAGAAGTAGCAGAGGACATGAGTGACGTGGTTCGCTTCGTGTTCAACCAGAACGGCTATGAGCAGCTGCACCGCCGCAGGGTCGAAGACTACTTCATCGGCACATCGCTGACGCAGGTTGTCTGGGACGAGGACATGGACGGCGGCAAGGGCAACGTAGCGATCGACAGATGGCCGATCGAGAGTTTCCTTTGGGACCCGCAGGAGCCTGACATCCAGAACGCCAGAGCGCTGATCAAGGTAACGTGGCATCCGCGCAGCTGGTTCGCAGCGCACTACCCCGAGCAGGCGCCGTACATCGGCAGCGACGAGGGCGAGCATGACTCGGTAGGCCTGAACGAAGCACTGCAGACGCTGGCGGGCGACGAGGACCGTGCGATGCTGATGGAATACTGGTATCGCCGGTACGACGCGAAGAAGCGGAGATACACGATCAACGTGGCATTCTTTGCCGGCGGCGCACTGCTGGAGAACAAGACGAACGTGTATAACCACGGCATGTACCCGTTCGTAATGGAGCCGTTCAACTACATCGAGGGTCAGCCGGTAGGCGACGGCCTGATCGACCAGCTGGCACCGATGATGCGGTACGTGAACAGGTACGCGCACTACATTGATGAGAACACCCGGATGGCGGCGAAGAACAGGCTGCTGGTTCGCAGGAACGCGCAGCTGGACATGAACGCGCTGGTTGATTTCGACCAGAACATCATCGAGGGCAACAGCATTGATGATGAGAACGTGCGTTGGTTCCAGAGTAAGCCCCTGAACGGCATGGTAACGCAGCAGATGCTGCAGTTCCAGACGGACATCAAGCAGGACAGCGGCCAGAGCCAGTGGACGCGCGGCGAGACTGCCGGCGGCGTAACCGCAGCGAGCGCAATCAGCGCGCTGCAGGAAGCAGGCGGCAAGATCACCCGCGAGCACACGCTGATGCTGAATCAGGGCTTCAAGAAGATAGTCGAGCAGGTGCTGTGGCTGGTCTGCCAGTTCTACACGAACAGACAGGAGCAGATGATCACCGGCAGAGACGGCAAGAGTCGTGAGGTGCTGATGAGCGCAAGCCACCTGCGTGGCGACGACGCTCCGCCGGAAGAGATGCCGCCGGAAGAGCTGCTGATGCAGATAGACCAGATGCTGCCCGGTGCAAGGGAAGGCTCGCTCGGCCTTGGCAGCCGCATCCGCAATCGTGCAATGGAGAAGGCGAAGAAGCGCAGGAAGAACAGCCTCGCACCGCCGCCGTACACGGTGCAGGTGCAGGTGAGCAGGCGCAATCCGCTGAGGGTACAGGCCCAGAACGAGCTGTTCATCCAGGCCTACACGATGGCAGCGCAGGCAGGACAGCAGTTCCCGCTGAAGATGCTGTTCGAGCTTCTGACCGTAGACGGCAAGGATAGGATCATGCCGGTACTGGAAGAGGTTGACCAGCAGACCCAGATGATTCAGCAGCTGATGCAGGAGAACGCGATGCTGAAGGAAAGCAACGCGAACATGCAGGGCACGCTGAACGAGTATAACCAGAAGCTGATCGCCGGTGCTGGACAGGCACCGATGCAGCAGCCGCAGATGAGCGCCCAGGCGCTGGGTGTTGGCGGCAATGAGGCGGCCTTGGTAGGCGGCCCGAAATAGAGGTAATTTGCCGATACCGGCTGATTACATAAACGACATCGCTGCTGGCCGGCAACGGAGCTGTGGCGAAGGAGGAAAACATGGATAACAACTACACGGTCGATGATGCAATGATGGAGAGCGTGCTGGACGACGCAGCACCGGCTCCTGAGACAACTGCAGACGCATTGAGCGAGGCTCTTGGGATCGCAGCGGCGGAACCGGCTGTTGAAGCTGAACAGCAGGACGACAGCGAGCATCTGGAAGAGCCCCAGGACAAGGGTCTGCGCGGACGGATGAAGCAGTTTGAGCAGCGCGGCTATAAGCGCGGTGCTCAGGAAGCAGAATCCAAATGGGCAGAAGAGCGAAAGAGCTACCAGGATCGCCTGGCCAAGTACGAGCAGATGGAACTGGAAGCAGAAGCGAAACGCTTTGCCCAGGAGAAGAACATCCCCGAGGAGATCGCACTCGACTACATGCGCATGAAGAAGGGCATGCCCGCAACGGAGCAGCCCCGCGACAATGCTGGCAGATTCAAGGCGCAGCCGGCTGAGGCAGCAGATACCGCAACTCAGACCAGAGCCATGGCACTGATGACCCAGGCGGAAGCGTTCGAGAAGATGACCGACGGCGCCGTGACCAAGGATGCGATTCTGGAGGCATTCCAGAACGATACCGAGACCCGGCAGAAGGTTGTGAGTGGTGAATGGGATTTTACGGATGTTGGCCGTAGCCTGAGCGGCAATAGCCAGCAGCGCGCACCGCGAGTATCCCGCAGCGCAAGCAACGGCAAGATCGGCGTATCCACCTTCATGAGTATGTCTGAGGACGAGTTCGCGAGCTTCGACGACCGAATTCGACAGGGCGCAGTATTCGACGCCCGCAGATGAAAGGAGTAATGATATATGCCTAGTGCACCTTCTGCATACATGAATTTCACTTCCAGCGCTGGCCTTGTACCGACTTCCGTACAGGAATACCTGTGGCGTAAGTTCGAAGGCCGCGTAATCAATGATCGCATTTGGGATCGCGACATGCAGGTTCGCACCGTGCCGCTGCATAACGGCGACCGCGTGAAGTTTAACCGCATGAATCCCTTTGCCATCGACCTGACTCCCCTGAAGCAGGGCGTAACCCCCAATGGCCAGAACATCGTGACCAGCACCTTCACTGCAACCGTAAAGCCTTACGGTAAGTGGCTGGAGCTGAACGATGAATGGGATTGGTATACCCTGGATTCCCTGAAACAGGAAACCAGCCTGCGCCTGGGCGATCAGGCCCGCGACACTCTGGACGCCATTGCCTGCAATGCTCTGAAGGCCGGCCTGAATGTTCAGTATGCTGGCAGCGCAACTTCCCGTGCAACCCTGACCAGCGCAAGCGTGCTGACTCTGAACGACGTGAAGAAGGCCGTGCGCACCCTGAAGAAGAACAAGGCTAAGAAGTTTGCCGATGGTTATTACCATGCCAAGGTAGGCCCTGAAACCGCTTTTGACTTGATGTCTGATACGCTGTTCATCGACGTGAGCAAGTATCAGGACAAGCGCAACATCGAAAAGGGCGAGATCGGTATCTGGCACGGCGTAAAGTTCTACGAGACCAACGTGCCCATGACCTTCGCAGCTGAAACCTACCTGTATGACAGTGTTGCTTCTGTGGCTATTGCCGGTTACAACGCTACCAGCAGGGTGCTGACTGTAGCCGCCTCCACGGTGAGCGCCAACAGCAATAGCGAGGACATTGCATACTTCTGCCGCCGCATGGCTGGCAAGATCATTGCAATCAATGACTCTTCCGCCAGCGCAAAGATCGCAGCTGTGGTTGACCATGCGAAGCTGAACGGCGCCAACATCGAAGTGCATCTGCGCTGGATCGAGGGTGCTTACACCTTCGGTTCTGGCGACACCATTGTGCCGCCCGCAGCACACGCTTCCCTTAGTGAAGTGCACGGTACCGTAATCTACGGCCAGGACTATGCCGGCACCGTTTCCCTGGTGGGCGGCAAGAACGTTTCTATGATTGCCAAGGGCCTGGGCTCTTCCGGCACTGAGGACCCGCTGAACCAGCGCGGCACCCTGGGTTGGAAGATCAAGGGCTACACTGCGACCATTCTGGAGGATGCTTTCATCGTCCGCATTGAGCACGCAGTAAGCGCATAACCCGCGAGGGCGGTGGTTCGCCACCGCCCTCTATATAAATAAGTAGAAAATAGGAGGTATTCCCATGAGCGAAACCAAGGCAAAGCAGGAAAAGACCCTGATTCCGATTTATCTGCCGCTGCTGCCCGAGGAGGATGGCGTGACTGAGGTTGACCAGCGTGTGGTGGTGACCCTGAATGGCGTGAACAAGATTCTGCCGCGCGGCCAGATGATCGAAGTGACCCCCGAGGAATACGAAGTGCTGTACAATTCCGGCCGTTTTGACCGGCTGTAACGACTGAGGTGAGATCGTATGACGTTGGGTGAGATCAAAGAGCAGGTGATGTTCCAGACCAACAACGATGTGGAAGACCTTGCGGATTATGAGCCGCACCTGACGGACTACATCAATGAAGGTTACGACATCCTTGTGATGAACTATACCGACCAGCACGTATCCAATGACTCGGCTGAGTACCCGGCGCTGTCTGAGCTGACTGATGTGCCGAATCTGCCTGAGTATACGCACCGCGGCCTTGTGGACTACGCTACCTACCTGGTGTACAGGAACGGTAACTCCGTGAAGCAGAACCGCGGCATGGCATTCTATTCGGCATTCATGGATATCACTGCCAAGCTGAAGTACGAGCGAGTGGGCGCTGGCGAAAAACAGTTTAGGAACCTATTTACCCGATAAGGAGGCGATTTGAATGGCGATATCGAGCAATAGCTATGAGACGACCGTGCAGATTGACTCCTTTTCTGGGTTTAACCAGAGTGCAGGTGACCGGGGGATGGCACTGCGGTACGCGGTAGATGGTGAGAACTTCAGCACTACCGGCGGCCTGTTGCGATCTATGGATGGCGGGCAGGTGCACATCCCTGCTGCGCTTCCGGCGCCCATCGGCACGCTGATGCTGCTGTATAGACGCTTCAGGGACAGTGGCATCGGCTATTTCCACGATGAGCCTGAGATACTGATTGCCGTTGCCGGCACGAAGATATACGCCAGGCCGCTGAACGAGAAGGCGGAGCTGTTTGATGAGTGGCATGAGATATACGACGGTGTCACAAACGACGTATTCGATTATGTGACTTATGAAACGAGCACATACTGGACGCTGAACGGCGAGCGCGTAGATCCGAAGACTGAAGGTGCTGTGGAAGTGACAGCCGCTAACCCGATTGATGTGCTGATTATGAGCAATGCTGATGACGGCATGTTTATCGTGTATGGCGATTCTCTGGACGTGACCCCGTACAAGGTGCAGCCGAGTACCACGGATGTGGAAAAGAAGTTCGGCGTGCTGACCCGGCATGCTGAACGTATCTGGGGCGCTGCTATCCCCGACCAGCCGGACATGCTGATGTATTCGACTCCGTTTGAACCGTTGAACTGGGAGCAAAACAACGATTACCCCGAGGACGGCGCAGGCGATATTCAGCAGCCGAGCTGGGACGGCGACAGCTTTGTGGCCCTTCGGACCTACGGCAGTTATCTTTTGGCGATCAAAAAGAACAGGGTTTGGCGCGTAAGCGGCACGAACCCCGGCGAGTATTACTTCAAGGAACAGTTTGGCGGCGGCACGATCGTAGAGAACACGGTTGTGGTGCACAACGACTATATGTTCCTGCTGTCCTATGATGGCCTGATGATGTATGACGGCACAGCCGTGCAGCAGTTCAGGCAGCAGTACATTCAGGATCTGATGAAGCGCGTGAACTGGGCGTATGTTGAAGGCGCGGTCGCTGGGATGCGCGGCTCGGTGTACAGCCTGGCGCTGCCGATCGATGGCAGCACAATCAATAATGCGATTCTGGAATACGACACCGTGGAAGGTACTTTCAATCTGCGCGTTGGCGTGTATGCCAGTAGTTTCCTCGTGTATGAGAATGTACTGTATTACACGGATTCCAGACCGAGCGAGGATGGCGCACTGGTCGGCAAGGTGATGAAGTTGGACGGCAGCGGCGCTGCACTGCCGATGCGCTATGTGAGTGCATACCAGGACCTTGGATATAAGTCCGTAACGAAGAGCGGATTCGAGGTTTACCTGCTAGCCGACAGTGACATGACTATCACGGTCGGCATCCGCACGGAAAAGAAGCTGAAGACCCGCACGGTTGCATTGGTTGCCGGCAAGGCGAAGAGGGTAAGGTTGAACGTTGCCGGCAGGAGCTTCAGGCTTGAGCTGAGTGTTGATGCTGGAGAAGCGTGGAAATTGCCCAGCGGCATCCAGATCAACATGGAGCTGGACTCTGATTAAGGGGGAGCGTGGATGGCAAATAGTGTATACCAGTATGAGCAGCCGCGCTGCCCTGACAAATGGAATGAATCTGAACGCCGGTTTTATAACCGGCTAATTCAGGTACTGGATGATATCTATTCGAAGTATGGCCGCATAGACGAGAAGATGCTGTCGAAAAAGGTAATTACCAAGATCGACAACAGTGCGATCACGACTTTGGAGAATATCGCTGCGAACATCATCACTGCACAGAAGATTGTGGCTGATACGATCGAGGCCACATATGCGCATGTAATGTCGCTTACGGCAAAGTACGGTAGTTTTGACTTTGCAACGGTAAAGAACCTCATTTCGGATGCTTTGGTGGTTGAGAAGGGCCAGGGCGATTACGTACACATCACCAACTTTGCAGCGACATATGCGCAGATGGTGAACGCGACCATTGCGAACCTGTGTATAAAGTCGAGCGATGGCGGGTATTACGAGCTGGACGTGAACGAGCAGGGTCAGGTTACCACCAGGCTGGTGGCTGTATCTGATGAGGAGCTTTTGGCTGGCGCTACGATGTCCGGCAAGCCGATTGTTGGCACGAATATTTCCGCTGAGACGCTTGATGCGGATACGATAGCCGCATCTCTGGGTCTGTATAACCAGATTACGGCGAACCTGATCAATGTAGATTCGCTGGTGGCCAGGGAAGCATTTATCAATGCGCTTACCAGCTCCAAGGCATTCATTGATAATCTGTTCGTATCGGACTCTGCGTTCATTGAAACGCTGGTTACCAGTAAGATTCTGGGCGGCAACAGTCTGGAGATCGTCGCTGGCAAGGTGGAGGAAGCGGCCAGAGTATTCCGCATGGAAGAATTTCCCGGACCGACGGTTGTGGTGGAAGCGGATGATCTGTTGGTAAAGCCCAGTACCGGGCAGCAGTATCAGGCGGTAAAAACCGGCGATATCAGCTTTGCTCTGGATGCAGACGGCAACCTCTATTACAGCTATGACGGCAGCGGCAGCCTGAGTATGCAGGGTTTTGACCTGTATGCGGACGGTTTTGCACTGCCTGTGGATGAAAGCGGCGAAGTGGGCGGCGCTCCTTATGAATGGGTGCTGGTTGAGGATCTGATGCTGCGTGAAGCCATTGCGGCGCAGGCTGCTGAGATGGCGGAAGCTGTGCTGGCGCTGAACAGGGATATTGCCAACATTCAGGATCAGATTGATGGCAACATTACCACATGGTTTGAAGCCTATGTGCCTACAAACAGCAATTACCCCGCCAATGAATGGATTACGGATGATCTGAAGAACCAGCATCTGGGCGATCTGTTCTATGTGGAAAATGATGCCCTTGAGGAAAATGGCTATTGCTACCGCTGGCAGCAGACAAATGGCGTATACGGCTGGGTACTGCTGGAGGACAGCGGCGTAGCCAAGGCGCTGGCGGCTGCGGCTGCTGCGCAGGATACTGCGGACAGCAAGCGCCGGGTGTTCTTTGCAACGCCCGTGCCGCCCTATGATGCAGGCGATCTCTGGGTGCAGGGCAGCGGTGGCGATATTATGCGCTGTGCCACGGCGAAGGCGTCCGGGCAGAGCTATGCAGCAAGCGACTGGGTGAAGGCTTCCAAATATACGGATGATACCATCGCAAATGAGGCGCTGAACAAAGCTATCTACGACAGCGCCACGCCGCCGGAAACGGCTCCTGCGGCCGGCAAGCTGTGGCTGGACAGAAGCGTGGTACCCCCGGTGCTGCGCCGTTGGCTGGGTTTGAGCCTGCTGCCCGATGATCTGGACGGCTGGGAAACGGTGAACGACACCGCCACCATTGAAGCGGCGCAGGCAGCGCTGGACGCACAGCAGAAGCAGAGCGAAACGGCGATTAAGGAATTGCAGACGGTTGTGCGCATCGATACCCAGGGTGTACACGTAGGCAAGGCGGGCAACGACAACAGCGAAGTGCTGATCGAAAACGACCGCATCCGCATCGTGGTGCGCGGCAAGGCTTATGCAGCCTATGCAGGCGATTACATGATTCTGGGCGGCGATATGGAACTGCGCAGGCCCGCTTCGGGCGGACTTGCCATTGGCCCGGTGTAAAGGAGGGATGACATGGCAACGCAATACACAAGAATCTATACCTTCACCGGGCAGCGCAACAACAGGGGGCGCAGAGATGTAGCGTGGACGAAGTTCGCCGTGAGCGGCGATACCACCCACGCCATGCGCCAGATTGTTGCCATCACATACGAGCATTACCACACTTCAACTTCGACTCCCACATGGACGCTGAAGGGCAGGCTGGTGCTCAGCGACGGCAGTTATATCGATTCCAACACCCAGAGCCACAAGTTCAGTTCGGACGTTTACAAGTACACCAATACCTTTTCCACCCTGCCCACGGCGGAGCAGTTTGCGAAGATCACGGCGGTGCAAACCATTGCCAACGATACGGCGGAATCCACCAGTACCGGCGGCGGTGATCTTTACTGGAGGGCCACGGCGGCGGAGCCGATGAAGGTGATCGTTACCTTCCTTGAGGAACCGCCCACCCATTACGGCCCGGGCGTGGATACTTTTGAACTCACCCGTGTGGATGCAAACGGCGCAGCCAGTAACGAGGGCGTGTACCTGCGCATGGATGTGAAGCTTTCCCTGCTGGATGCATCCAACAAGGCAAACAGCACCGTGCGCATCTATTACAGCGCTGAAAACAACATTGACACGGAAACCTCACCGTATTTCGTGCCAAACCTGACAATCGATCAGATGCTTGCAGGTATATACGGCAATACCCAGGCAGTGCCGCTGACCTTCTCTAACGGCAGCAAATGGTACTTCGCACTGGTGTTCAGCTGTGGCGGCGAAACGGCGGTGGACAGTGTGACCATAGGTCGTGCATTCGCTGCGCTGCACATATCTCCGTGCAGCACCGGCGGCGTGGCTGTGGGCGGCTTCAGCACTTCTGCGGAGGGGAATCCGAAGTTTGAAGTGTATCCGCCTGCATACTTTTACGGCGGCATTGCGCAGATCGGTGACGGCGGCAAAAATGCACAGCAGCAGCTGGGCATCCAGAGCGGCAGCGTGGCAGGCAGCGAAATCAATTCTGGTGTGGTTGCGGAATACAGCGTTGTGTTCGAAAAGCCGTACAGCGCTGCGCCCTTCGTGGTGATCGGCGATATGATTTCGGGCACGGATTCGGAATTGAAATCGTATTATGCAGGCCGTGTGGGCTGCAAGCTGATTTCGGTGAGCGCCACGGGATTTAAGGCTGCGGCCTATAACTTCGTGGGCAACACCTATAGAATCAACCTGGGCTTCAACTGGGCCGCATTCGGAACTTTGGCATAAGGAGAGGATAATATGGCAGATATGGTTTTTTTGACCAAGCTGAAGCCTGAGCCGAAGGGCACATACGATGCGTCCACGGCTTACGGCATCAACAGCCTGGTAATGAGCGCAGACGGCGCGGCGGCATATCTTTCTGTGAAGGATGTGCCTGCCGGTACGCCGCTGACGAATACGGAATACTGGAAGATACACACCGATCTTTCGCTGGTGAAGAAGAATGCCGAGGAAGCAGCCGAAAAGGCGCTGGCGGCAAGGGATGAAATGATCGGAATTGCCCGGAACCTGACCAACCCCGTGGAAGCGGAAGGCAACCCGGTGCAGGCGGCGCTTGTTGGCGGACTGCCCTTTGATAAGCTGGCAACGGTTCTGGAGCCTGTGCAGGCTGGCAGCGGCGATCCTGCTCCGGATAACATCCGCCCCATCGGCGGCTGGACGGGCGCGAAGATGATGCATGCAGGGAAGAACCTGTACAAACAGGGAGACCAGACAATTACCCAGAGACAGTTCTACAGTGTAAATCCTCCACTTCCGCCCGGAACTTATACAGTTACAGGCATGGTAGAAAGCAGCGATACGGATGGCAGCATTAGCCTGTTTGGTTTTGTTCCGACCGATGATAGCGGTAATGCGTATGCACGTTTTACGCGTGGTACGAAACAATCCTACACGGTTACCACAACCAAGCCGACCGGTTATTTTGTGCTTTATGCTTCTGATTCTACGGCCAACAGTGCAGGTGATACAGCCACTTGGAGCGGAATTCAGGTGGAATACGGAGCATTAGCTACGGAAGTGGATGCCTATCAAGGCGGAGCATTCACTGCAGACTTCGGTCAGACCGTATACGGCGGGGAGCTTAACTGGCAGACGGGTGTGTTGACGGTGGATAGGGGATGCGACATATATGATGGCAGCGAAAATTGGTCTATATGGGTGGCAAATTGCCCGATAAGAACAGTACAAAATGCAGTTTTTAACATACCTGCGTATGAATCAATCCCAAATAGGGACGAGATTTTCTGTTCTCACGCTGCGAACGCGAGCAGAAAAAATATTGCGGATAATGCGTCAATGGGTATCGCAATAACATCAACGAATCAAATAGCGTTTTATTTGGGAGAAACGACCGCATCAGTAGATTCTTGGAAGGCATATCTCGCTGCCCAGCATGCTGCCGGAACCCCTGTGCAGGTTGCCTACAAGCTGGCAAACCCCATCATCATCCAGCTGACCCCGCAGGAGATTGCGCAGCTGGAGGGCGTGAACACCCTGTACGGTGATGGCAGCATTGCTATAGTCGGCAGACAGAAACCTGATCTGGCGCTGGTATCCCGAATCGAGGCGCTGGAGAGCGCAATTCTGAACGCATAAGGAGGAATACGCATGAAGAGTATTATCAAGAACGTGATTGCAAGCCGCAACTATGAACTTGCCGACCTGCTGAAGAAGCTGGACAAGCTGTGGATCGAGGGCAGCATCAGCGATGCGGAGCGCGATGAACTGGCAGCAGCAGCCCGCGAGAACGTGAACATGGACAAGGGCTATGCCGACCATGAGAGCCGCATCCGTGCGCTGGAGGAGGCCGTGAAGGCGCTCCAGAAGGGCAGCGAAGAAGAGGAAACCGCCGATGAATACCCGGCATGGAAGCAGCCCACCGGCGCACATGACGCATATTTCACCGACAGCAAGATGACCTACACCGATGGAAAGAAGTACACCTGCATTGCCCCGGAGGGCGTGGGCGTGACTTACGGCCCGGATGTGCTGCCGCAGATGTGGCAGCCTGAAGAATAACGAAAGGAGCTGAGATACATGGCAACGGCAGCTGAACTGAGAAGCCGTGCAGTTGATCTGATGACCAGCCGCACCGGCATGAACAGCTACACCCAGGGCGGTAACCGCATCTACTTCTTCGGCAAGCCCGACAATGTACCCGGCAATACCACGCAGAAGGGCTTCAGCGATTGCAGCAGCGCGGTACGCGCAGCCATCAAGGCCGTGACCGGCATTGACATCGGCGCGAACACCAGCGCCCAGATCAACAACCGCAAGACCAAGGGCATGGTGGTGCATGAAACCACAGGCTATTATCCGGATGAGAGCAAGCTGCTGCCCGGTGACTGCCTGTACTTCAAGGGCAACACCAGCCATCCGCTGGATGTGGACCATGTGGAGATGTACATCGGAAACGGCAGGCTGTGTGGGCACGGCAGCGGCACCGGCCCGAAGATCAAGAAGCTGAAGGATTACTGCACCAGCAGAGCCAACAGCAAGAAGCGCTATTTCATGGCGATCCGCTGGATTCAGGACGGCGGAGAGGTTGAACCCGAACCGACCACCTTGAAAAAGGGTATGAACGACAGCGTAGCCGTAAAGGCATTGCAGCTGGATCTGATTTCGTTGGGCTACGACCTGGGCCAGTACGGCGCTGATGGTGATTTCGGCAGTGCAACCGAATCCGCAGTGATTGCTTTCCAGACCGCAAGCGGCCTTGCGGCAAGCGGTGTTGCTGATGAGCAGACGTTGAAGGCCATCGAGGCAGCAAAGGAAGGGCTTTCCGACTCCGACGAAACCGAGATGCCCCCGGTGCAGAGTGTGAACCTTGTAACGGTAGCCCCCGGCACATGGAATGTGCGCACCGGCCCCGGCAGCGAATTCCCGAGTGCTGGCATCGTAAAGGGCGGCGCATATCTGGAAAAGGTTGATATTGATGGCTGGGTGCCCGTTTTTTATAACGGCGAAGTAAGATGGATTGGTCCCAGTGCAGTAAAGAAGTGAGGTGGCCTCCATTGAACGACACGATCTTGGCTGCGGCGATTGCTGCTGCGGCATCTGTAATCAGCAATATCATTCTCAGCAGAAAGAGTGCTGCGGAGATGGACCATAAGATGGATGTCCGACAAGCTGTAACCGACACGAAACTGGAAGAACTTACACGTGAAGTGCGATTGCATAACGGCTTCGCAGAGAAAATCCCGGTAATGCAGGAACAGATTTCCGAACTGAAGGGGTCTGTGAACACCCTGAAAGCCTACCACATGGAATGAAAGGAGAAACAATCATGAGTAATAAGACCTACGATATCCTGAAGTGGATTGCGCAGCTGCTGCTGCCCGCTATCGCCACCCTGTATGTAGCACTGGCCGAGGTTTGGGGCCTGCCGCTTGCGAAGGAAGTTGCCGGCACGATCAGCGCCGTGGATGTATTCCTGGGCGCAGTGCTGAAGGTGAGCAGCGACCGCTACAACGCAAAGCTGACCGAAGAGTGACCGCAGGGCGGATGACTTCCGCCCTAAAACCTCAAAAAGGAAGGTGATTTGATTGGCAAAGATGACTGTTGAAGAGCTCCAGGCCAACCTCAAAGACCCCAGTTATACCGTGCGAACGGATGAAGAACTGCAGGCGGCGGCGGAGAAGCGATACCAGACCCAGTATAATCAGCAGAAGCTGACCGCGCAGCAGAGCTATGAGACGAGCGACCTGGCGTACCAGAACCAGCTGAAAGCACTGCAGGATACCCTGGCGACCAACCAGAACACGCTGCTGAAGAATACCATGGACTCTATGGCTGCTGCTGACAGGTACACGATCACCCGCGGCATGCAGCGTAGCAGCTATGGCGCTGCGAACAGGGCAAATATCCAGAACAAGGGCAACGAGGGCATGGCAGCACTGCTGAAGCAGTACGCCACGGATGCCGGCGGCATTGAAAGCAACCGCACTCTGCTGGCCCAGCAGCTGGCGAACACCCTGGCCCAGTACGACATCGATTACCTGAACGATGTGCAGGCATATATCGACGAACAGAAGCAGATCGACTACGAGCGCCAGGCAGCAGCGATCGAAGCGGCGAACGCACTGCAGATGCAGCTGTTTGAGTACAGCCGCCAGTATGGCAGCAGCGGCAGCAGCAGCAGGAAGAAGAGTAGCAGCGGTGGTGATACCGATTCTACCGGGGATAATTCAGCCAGCGATCTCTATACGCTTCTTGCAGGCTCTAACCTTGCAGGTTCTTCGTCTGAGGTGCGTAAAATTGCAAACGCCGCAACGATCCTTACCGGCAACAAGATCAAAGATCCCATTGTTGGTGGCAAGGAAAGCGGCAAGTGGAATGGATAATGGGAGGGCACAATGGCTGTCCAGAAAAAGAAAAATGAAACGCGTGATGAGGTGCTTTCGAGAGTTTCGAAAGAGTACAATATCACGCCTAAGGCTTCTAAGGCATCTACGAAGGGTACTATAATAGCATCTTCCGTTGGTTCTGAACGTACCTATAAAAAGGCAGGCAGCAAGAGCCAGCAGCAGGAAAACAACAAAAACATTGCCCAGAGTGTTGCGCAGAAGTATAACGCTACCAGAAAGAATACTGGCAAGTGGTATTCTGGGAATACCCCTACGGCGCGAGAGACCATGGCTCGCATGTTTGAAAGGGCAAACGGCGATACTGGTTTCTTCAACAAGATGAATGAAATGTTTGCTGCCGAGCAACAGGATCGCGGTTCCGTAATTTACAACCCCTACGCGCAGGCGACCAACTACAAGGCGATCGACGGCCTGCGTCAGCTGGGCGTGGAAGTGCCGGAAACCATCTCTGATGAATGGATCGACAGCATGTGGCGGCAGTACGGCCAGTATTCCCGTGAGACGACCACTGGCTATGGCCCCGGCGCCCCGACCAAGGCTTCTACGGTACAGAACGACATCGCTTACTGGGTGAACACCCTGATGGAGGATAAGGAAGCCACCAACCTGGCCGAGACTCAGATGCAGGACATGTACACCGAGGTAGAGTACCTGGCCAAGCAGGGTTATAACGATGATGAGATCCTGAAGCGCGTGAAAGCGAACAAGGATTACAATGCGCTGTGGAAGATGGACGAAGCACGCCTCGCCGGCGATGCTGTGCGCCTGAACCGCAAGGTGAACTACAGCGGCGACGACACGATCTACGGCATGATCTGGGCTGCACGCAATGACGGCGGCACCGGCGATTACTTTGTCGATTCCGTGAAGGCGCTGATGGGCCATGGCAACCAGTATAAGTACGACTCTGCCAGCGCTGCAGCGCTCGACCCGAGCAATTACGAGGGATATTCTCCGTATGTCCGCGGCACCATGCATGAAATGAACATGAAGTATGGTGTTGACAGCTTCGACCAGACTTGGCTGGAAGCGAACCGCAGCATGCTGAGTGACCCTGAGAAGGCAGAGGACTGGCGCAACATCAAGGAAGCTGTTGAGCGTTCCGAGTCTGCGGAGAAAGAACTGGCTGCACTGGATCAGTGGCTGGAAAAGCAGATTGCCAGCGGCAGGAAGGATGCACAGAGCCTGGCGGATGAACTGACCGCGATGATCAGCGACGGCGACGAGATCCGCTACACTGACGCAGACGGCAAGATGGAAACCATCAAGCTGAGCACGCTGGCCAAGATGGAGGATTACCGCGCTGACGGCACGTATGTGAACCTGGGCTACGGCGTGGACTTCAACCTGCCGCAGTACATCGCCAAGGCGACCGCCATGTACGACGAGCATGCAACCGCAGCAGCGGAAACTGAAGCAGAGACCGGTGGCGGTGTGTTCAAGGCTATCGGCGACGGCATCGCAAGCGCCTGGAGATGGCTGACCGGTGACAAGGGCGCGATGGAGGACGTGATTGACGCCCAGAAGACCGGCGACGTTACGGAGTTTGCGAGCATTGAGGACGCGGCCAGAAAGTACGCCAAGGATATGTTCGGCGTGGACATCACCGGCGAGCTGCCGGCGCATGTGGAAGCAGCGCTGAAGGATGCGATCGCCAAGGCCAACAAGGCGGACCTGCCCGGCGCCAGCAAGGAAGATATCGATGCTGCGAACACGGCAGCTGGTGTACTGCAGGATATGTTCAGCGAGGTTATCGCCAACCCGGACATGAGAGCGCAGGAGACCGCAGAGGCTCCGGCGGAGGAGCCGGCGGAAGCCAACTACAAGGCTCAGCAGGCGTACACCACCGTATTTGAGAAGCAGCCGGAAGAGCCGCGCGAGGGCATGGTGGAGATGGTGGCAGAGCCGACGGCATACACCGCAGGCGCTGCAGAACCTGCAGAAGCGAGCCCCGCTGCGGCAAGCTATGAGAGCATGCTGCAGGGCGGCGAGTGGGACAACGATGCGTTCGTATGGGCGCTCAATGAAAGTTCCAGCCCGAAAGCGATCAAAGCCGAGCTCGGCCAGGCGATCATTGACCACAGAGCCAAGGGTACTGAGCTTACCGGCCTGGCGAAGAGCTGGTGGAATAAGTTCGGTGGCCTGGTGGACGACATCGGCGGCCCGACGGACTATAACCAGCTGGTTCGATACGAGATGGGCTTGGACGAGTACGACAGCCGCAAGGCTTACGGTACGCAGGTGTTCGATCTGCTTCAGGCGAACAGCGAGGCGTATGATTCTTCTGCGATCGATGCTGCATCGTGGGCAAACAACCTGATTACCATCTCCGGCATGGCAGAAGCCATCAACAGAGCTGCCGGCGGCGAGCGCGCTACGGACGAGGTTGCCGATCGATTCCTGGCCCAGAGTGGCCTGCAGGCAACGGTTGACGGCATGCTCAATACCATTGAGGGCAGCATGGAACGCCAAGCTGCTGACAAGGCTGAGGAGAATCGCCAGCGTACGACTGCGAGCGTGGGTGTGATCCAGCGTATGAACAGCGGCACGATGACCGAGGATGATTTACTGGCATACGTGGATATCATGAGCACGGACATCAGTAAGACCGCTGCGCAGGATAAGACCTATGCTGCTGCCAACGCATACATCATCGATGCGCTGAGTTTTGATAGCATTGCCGAGAGCGGCATGCGCTTTACTTATGGCGACAAGGCTGTTGACGCGTCCTACGGCAAGGAGATGGTCCTGAATGAAGGCGCATCCATCTACAGCACGGGCGTTACTGCACTGGCACAGGACACCCTGAACACGCATATGAAGTACGCCGCTGCATGCGGCATGACGCTGGAACAGTTTTATACCCAGTTCCCGGATCTGGCACGGACGCCTGAACAGATCGTAGCGGAAGCGCGCAGCGAGTATAACGGCACCTGGACCGAGTTCGGCCATACGATCGACGGCCTGATAGCTGCCAACGACAGCATCTTCAACGCCGGTGAGGGCGCAGGCGCTCCCGGGGATGAAAAGGAAGATGTGCTGAGCTTCAGCGACAGCCTGGTGCTCGCGTTCGACAAGCTCCGGGCGACTAATGCGCTGAACTGGGACAAGACGCTCTACATGATGCAGTACGCCTGGCGTGACGAAGAGATGGAGCAGGGCATACTGCTCGATCAGTACGGTGGCCGCACTGCGCTGGCTGCTGAGTGGGACAAGTTTGATGCTGAGCGCGAAGAGCAGCTGCGCAAGACCTACGAGAACGATATCACTGCCAAGCAGAGTGGCATCAGCTACGAGGACTGGCGGCTGGAGAACACCGACAAGCAGCTGGACGAGGTGCGCGCCAAGCGCGAGACTGCAACGGATATCCTGGAGCTGGGCGATCCGGCAAGGCTGCGCGCAGAGCAGGGTATCATTGAGAAGACCGGCAATGTAGCGAACATCGATAAGCTGGTAGCCGAGTACGGCAGCGAGTTTGACAAGGCTGTCTACGATGGTGCGACCAGCCTGATGCAGACTGGCCAGTTTATGTTCATTAGCACTGTGCTGGGCGGCGGATACATGGCTTCCCTGGCTGCAACGCTGACCAGCTCCGGCAGCGACGCATACGACCGATTCATCCAGACCGGCGACTATGACGCAGCCCTGGCAAGCAGCATCGGTGCATGGCTCGTGAACGCGGCTATTGAGAAGATGAGCTTCGAGAGGTACATGCCTGAGAGCCTTGGCGGTAGCCGCACGCAGAAGATGCAGGCAGTGCAGAGCATGCTGCAGCGCGAGGGCATGTATAGTATGCTCAAAGATCCGAAGAAGCTGTCCAAGGCAGCAACGGCTGTGATGGAGGCAATCGCCACTGCCGGCGTGAACAGCGCCAGTGAAGGTCTGGAGGAGACCCTGCAGTACATTGTGGACTCTTTTGCGGACAACATTGCATACGGCGACAATATCTGGCTGACCGATGAGCAGGTATCCGGCATTGATGATACCTTCGTAGCGGGTACTGCAATGGGCGCAGTGCTCGATGTGGGCACCAACCTGGTGTTTGGTCGTCCGAAGTTCACTGACGAGCTGGGCAACGCGATCTCTAAGGCCGAAGCACAGATACGTCCCGAACACGATGGTGTTCTGCTGAACGAGGCGATCAAGTTTGAGGCGACGAGCATGGCGTATGTGAACAGCACAGACGCACTCGCCCAGATTGAGAGCAGCAGCGAGAACGCCGCCAAGCAGCAGGCGGAGCAGGAGCTGCAGGCTGTTGAAGCTGAATTGCAGGAAACGGAAGCAAAACTTGCAAGCGTGCAGGCGGAACATGATACCGCTATCATGGCGCTGGAAGATGTGAACGTAGAGATGCAGGACAGCGATGCGTTTACCGAGGACATGGGCAAGCGCATGACCGCAGCAGCGACCGAGGTTGACCGAACCACGGCTGAGCTCAGAAAGGTCAAGGACGACCTGAGCAGCGCACAGGGCCGCAGGGAAGCCGCCCAGCAGAAGCTAGACGATGCGACCGCCAAGGTTCAGGCGATGTACGATCAGGTGATGGACGAGGCCAAGCAGAAGTACACCCAGATTGTGACCGACAAGTACTACGCAGGCGACAGCGACGAACAGCGCGCCGCCGGCGAGGCGTACCAGGCAGCCTGCGCGAATCTGGAAGAAGCAAAGGCCGCACTGGCTACAGTGAAAGCTGATGAGAATGCCGGTGCGAAGGAGCGCGGCAGGGCACTGCTGGATGTGGATAAGGCGACCGAGGCTGTGGAAGCAGCCAAGGCTGAGATGGATGCGGCATACGCCCAGAGCCCGGAGGGCAAGGTGGAAGCTGCGACCAATAAGGCGCTGGAGGATGCGCAGAAAGCAGCGGACGATGCAGCGGCAGCAGCAGAGGCTGACCCGATGAACAGCCGCAAGCAGCTGGCAGCAGAGCATGCACAGGCGCAGCTGGATGTGATCCGAGCCAAGCAGGAGATGGAAGAGAAGCGCTCCGGCATCAGCTTCCGCCTGAAGAGCCCGGATAGCAGCGAGCGCGAGGCAGCCGTTGGCGAGTGGAAGGCTGCCCAGCAGAAGGTAACCGATGCTGAAGAGCATGCCAAGGCCGTCGAGACCGAGTTCAACGAGACGGACACCCAGAAGAACCTGCAGACCGCGATCGACAACATGAAGCAGTACACCAACGAGCAGCTGTTGTTTGAGAGCGAGGAGGGGCACGAGGATGCTGTACGGGCCTATGCTGAACTGCAGGTGGCGCAGGCTGCAGCAGAAGTTGAAAATGCCTGGAATGGCATGTTGAAGGACGGAGCCAGTGGACTGTCCGCTTACCAAGATGCAAGAAATAAGTATAATTCTGCTATTGACAATAAAAATGCCATGAATTATACTAAAAATGGGGAGGTATATGATTATGGCAATGAAAGCGAAGGAATATATGGCGAAAATGTACGCGGAACATCCGGAATTGCCGGAGATGGTAGCGGAAGTAGAACGACTGTACGGGGCTCGGATTCAGTTCCCCTGTATGGTGATCGAGGCATTGCTCGACGGAATGACGCCGGCGGAAGTGGCAGCGGACAGCGCGTTGATGGATCTGTAAGGTATGCGTCTACGGCGGGTATTACAGATGTAACTGCAACACCCGAGGAATATATTCAAGCATTGGATGCAGCAAAGGCAGCGCCCCCGGAAGACGGTCATCAGGTAAGCCCGCATAAGGTAGAAGAAGTGATGCGGGGAGATCTGCGTCCGTTCCTGACCAGCGATAAACTTGCAGGCTTCGCTGTAGAAGCCAATGGCAACATTACTGGTGTTTTTAGGAACCCCAAGAGTAAACTGGGCCCAGTAATGGACGATATGATGCTTTCTGCGATTCAAGAAGGTGGCAATCGATTGGATTGTTATGCCGGTGACCTGTTTAACGATGGACTCAATAACAAAGACCGCATCGGCCCCCTCGTGAACAAGTATGCAAAGTATGGATTTAAGCCCGTGGCGGTTGTGAAATACAATGCTGAATACGCAGAAAGTGACAAGGTGCAGGATGTTATATTTTTCATCCATAACGGCAAGAGTGTAATGGAAATTAAGGCCGACCTTGAGGCGGGTGACTATGAACAGTACACGCCTGATGACCTGCTTGCGCTTAAAACGTTTGGATTGGATGACCCCGATGCTTACGACAATGCAGCCAAATACCGCGATGGTTTGATTGAACAGCACAATTCTGACATCCAGGCCTGGCGAAATATCGGCGACGGCTTCGGTGATCACCGTACCCCCGGCAGGACCGGAGAGACCACCACTGCTGACCGCAACCCGATCGAGATCCTGAGCGATCTGACCAGGCGGATCGGCGTGGGCTATAACCCCGGCGGCGACATGAGCACGAACGGCAGACGCTTGCCGCGTGCAGTGCAGGGCTTCTACAGCCGACATGCACGGGCGATCACGACCAGAGGCGCGAACGCCGGAGACCTGGAGGTCGGCCTGCATGAGTTTGGACATGCTGTACAGCAGCGACTGCCGAACCTGCATGCCAACACGCAGCTGTTGAACGGCCTGAGCCAGGGCGTGCGCAATGCATACGACCAGCAGGAGCTGGACGGCGAAGCGATCGCTGAGTTCGTGGTAGACTACATCTTCAACCGCGACGAGGCGGTGCGCCAGGCAGGCGCTCAGTTCGTGCAGGACTTCGAGGACATGCTGGCCAACGACCGCACGTTGTATGATGCAATCATGGACGCCAGCCACCAGACCGAGCTCTGGAACAACGCAGACACCGGCAGCAAGATCGGCGCCATGACGAAGGACGGCAACGACCCGCGCCGCGGCCAGATCGGCAACTGGCTCTCCCGCACGCTGCGCAACGTGGAAACCGCCGTTGCGGACCTGACCGCGCCGGCAGACCTGGTGAGCAGGGACTTCCGCAGGAGAGCACTGTACAGTATGCACGCAAGCCGCAGGGCAGACGTGAGCCTGACCCGGTTCCTGATCGACCCGCAGGGCCGGAACATCGGCCAGAGCCTTGCAGAACGATTCTATCGCGCAGGCGTGACAGAGGGCGACCAGGCTGAGGTGAGCCGCTACGCGCTGGCCAAGCATGCACTTGACCGCCGTGCGCAGAACAGGGACGTATTCACCGAGGCTGAGTTTCCGACCGCAGAACTGGAAGCATACGTTGCTGATATAGAGGCGAACCACCAGAACATCGTGGCCGGCGCAAACGCACTGACCAGCTTCTGGAACGACTTCATGGATGCATGGTGGGTCGGCACCGGCATGATTGACGCAGAGGATGTGGCGACCATGCGCGCGATGTACCCGCATTACGTGCCCACGTTCCGCGTGATGGGCGAGAACTTCAACCAGTACGGCGGCGGCAACGCCCGCTTCCAGATGCGCAGAGCCGTAGTGGGCGGCAGCAGCCTGGAAGTGATCGATCCGATCGCCAGCATCGTAAAGATGACCCAGCAGATGACCAGCACGGTTACTCAGAACCAGCTGATGCGCGAGTTCCACGAAGAGTGGCGGCGCGGCGGCCTGGGCGACATCGCTGAGGACGTGACCCAGCAATATCGCGTGCAGCGTAACGACACAACCAACATGCAGGCAGCTCTGGACGCGATCGCAGCGACCGGCATGGTTGATCCTGCGCTGATGGGCGACGCCTATGCACAGATGCTGAATCTGCAGGAGCACTGGTATGGAACCGGACAGAACTACGATGCGAACGTTGTAAGCGGCGTAGACGAGAACGGCAACCGCTTCTTCTACAAGATCAAGGACAGAGGCCTGTACAACCTGCTGAGCGGCGCGGCAAACAGGAGCGGCGACATGGGCGCAATCCTGCGGACCGTGCGCAACATCAAGAATGGCTTCACGAAAATGACCACCGGCAGCAACCCGCTGTTCGCGCTCAAGAACCTGCAGCGCGATATCCAGGCCAGCGTGAATACCGGCACGCACAGCATGACCTACGCAGACGGCATATATCACTGGGCACGCGCCTTCTATGAAGTGCTGACCGGCAGTGAAACCTACCGCGACTGGCAGGCGATGGGCGGCGGCGAGCACACCCGCTTCAATACTGAGCTGAACGGCCAGGAAGCAGGCAGAGTGGTGCGCGAACTGAGCAGAGATCTGATGCGCGGCAGGGAGAACCGCAGAGGCAACTTCCAAACCCGGAACACGGCACTGGAGAACATCAGCAATGTTCTGACCTGGGAAGAACTGAACAATGCCATTGAAAACGCCAGCAGATATGTGGAGTACCGCTTCGGTAGGCATGACCTGAACACCGATGAAGGCCGCAGAGAGGCATTCATGGCCAGCCAGGATGTGACCACAAATTTCGGCACTCACGGCGCAAGCGGCGTAATCAAGGTGCTCAATCAGGTGGTTCCCTTCATGAACGCCACCATCCAGGGCCTGAATAAGGACGCGAACATCATCCGCGACGTATTTAGCACTGATGCGAACAGGCGCAGACAGGCAGCGCCGAAGGCTGCCAAGACCATGATGAACACTGCCCTGACCGCCATGCTGCAGTACGCACTGCTGAAGATGTTCGGCAGCAACGAGGACGACGAGGACTACGCACTGCTGAGCCAGGAGATGCGCACCGGCAACCTGATCATCCCGATCGGCAAGGGCGCAATGGAGGAACTGGGCGACGTGATCGGATTCGACAAGCCCTACATCCGTATCCCGATCGCGCAGGTCCCGCTGGCGCAGGGCATGTATGCCAAGGCACTGGATATCGTATCCGACGTGGCGAACTACAGCCCGATGGAAGTTGACATGTGGCGCGCAACGAAGAGCATCCTTGCTGACAGCATACCGGACGGCACTGTGTTCCAGGCGATCAGCGATGCAGCCAACAACCGCACCTGGTACGGCGGCGAGATCGAGAGCGAGTACATGCGCAACTACAGCGTGACCAACCGCTACGACAGCGATACTCCGAATGCGATCATCCAGCTCGGCCAGAGCCTGAATGTATCCCCGGCCAAGCTGGACTACCTGCTGAACCAGTACAGCGGCTTCGCCGGCAAGATTTTGATGCCGCTGATCAGTGCTGGCAGACTGGATGGCGAGTACAGCTTGCGCAATGCGGGTGAGAACCTGGTCTACAACGTACTGAAGAATTACACGATCGACCCGGTGAGCAGCAACGACCTGAGCACCAGCTACAGTTCCGCCAAGGATACGATCAGCCAGATCGTAGCTGACGGCAAGGCAGGCAAGCCGATGGGTAACCTGGCCTACAGCGCTGACCCGGAAGAGGCTTACGACGCTGCCGAGTACCTGAGCAAAGAGTTCGCCGCCCTAGACAAGGAAATCTCCGCACTGTGGAGCGAGTACAACGCCATCAAGGAAAGCGACCTGAGCGACGGCGACAAGGCCAGGCAGATGCGCGACCTGCGCAGGAACTACATTGTGCCCCTCCAGCAGGATGCGATGGCGCTGTATGAGGAGTATAAGATGCAGTACATCGATGCTGACTCGCTGGCGCTGGAGATCTATGGCCGGCTGCCTGGCGGCCTAACCAGACCCACTCTCGACTAACCAACACCGAAAGGAGCGTCCGAGTATGAACATCAAAAAGAAGTTCCCCGACCTGGCTGACATGGACGCTCTGGAACTGGCAAAGCTGCTGCGGCGGTCGACCCTATCCCGGGAAGACCGCCAGATAGCGGTCAGCTGCTTCCAGTGGAGCATGGACTACATTGATGTAGGCGCTAAGGTAGGTATGGACCGGCGGACGGTGAGCCGCCATATGAACGAAGATATCGTTCCGGCACTGCGCAGGCTGCGGGCGAAAAGTTGCCCGAAAGTTGCACACGGATAGGACATAATTGCCCCCGGCAAAATCCCCTTTCTGAGATGATGTATTCAGAACCAAGGATGGTTCGAATCATTCAAATCAGAAAGGGGATTGTTTTATGGGTGAATTTGCAAGCAAGGGTGTTGGTGCAGCAGGCTTGACCACTGGCATCATCGGAACTGCATTCGGCGCAATGAATAGCGGCATCCTGCCGAACCTGTTTGGCGCTGGCCGCGCTGGCTGCTGCGATAGCGACAGTATGCCGGTAAGCCGCTACGAACTGAGCCAGGAATCAAAGATTGCTGATCTGCAGGCACAGATTGCACTGCGTGACGCGAATACCTACAACGACCAGAAGCTGCTGGAAGTATACAAGTACTTCGATGGCAAGATTGAGGGCATCAACAGCAGACTGTGCGACCAGGCTGTCTGGAATGCAACGCAGACCGGTGCAATTAACTGCATGGCCAACCAGATTGCACAGCTGCAGGGCTTGACCAAGCTGGTTGTGCCGAACACCAGCGTGTGCCCCGGTTGGGGTAATGTGACCATCACCCCGGCTGCAGCGGCAACCGCGACCACCTGATGGCGGATCGGCAAGGCGGCCAGGGTGACCTGGCCGCCAACAACCATAAAGGAGGCAGAGCATGATCCATTATTCGAGAGTGATACAGGGCCTGCTGGCGTACATCGAGAATGAGATGGCGAGCAAGCTGGCCGGCAGCTGGAAGGCCTGGCTGCTGCGCGGCGCCGCCGGAATCGCTGCAACGAAAGCAGAGCCGCTGTTTAAGATGCTGGACGGGAACCCGATCGTGATTGCGCTGGGGCTGGTGAACGGCGAGAACGTGAACGTGGACGCGATCATGGGCGAGCTGCGCAAGCAGGCGCAGGCAGGCACAGCAACAATAGATATACCGATGATCGGCCCGTATACCGTGGGCCTGCAGGATGTGGATACGCTGAACCGCTATGTAAGGGGGTAAAAGATAGATGCATATGTACGAGCATATGAGCGATGTACTGGATATCATGTGGGGTAACCTGATGGAAGCCGACAAGTACATCAAGATGGCGCATGAGCTTAGGGACGAGTGCCGGGTGTACGCTGATTGGTGCAAGGACATGGCCATGAAGCATATCGAGTTCAATACCGGCGGCAAGACCGTGTATGAGCGCATGCGCGACAAACTGCACGAGGACCACGAGCACGCAGCGCATCATGAGGGCATACTGATGATCCTTGACCGACAGATGGCGAAACTGAGCCATAACTGCGCAGAGATCAAGTCCAAGATGGACGCATACAAATAGAATGAACCCCGCCACTTAGGCGGGGTTCTGCTTCGCTTTCAGCCGCTTGGAGAAGCGGTCTTTTTTATATTTCAGGACGCTATCGTAATCGGACAGCTCAGCATCGGACAGGAGGCCGTAGACGATGTTGAACATGATCTTCACATCGGCCAGCTCCTCTACCAGCTTCTGCCGGGCCTTGGGTACACTGACCGGGGTCTCTGCATTGAGCGCGCGGACGAGCTTCAGGGCGGCCTGACTGAGCTCGCAGCATTCCTCTGCCATCTGGCGGAGCATGTACTCCTCGCCGGTAACAGCGATCATTTCTTTGTAGGTCATAATGCCTCCTTGCACATAATCCCCCAGCGGATTACCGCACACCACGTCTCTGTAGCTGCACAGGCCGTTCCTGTGCACTGCTTCCGTGGGCGCTACGTTCTCCAGGGTCTTTCTCAGTTTACATTTCTTCTGCGCCTGCGCATCGTTCACGCACATGGCGCACTGGTTCTCGATCACTGTGTTCACCAGCATCGTCAGGTCTTCATCGGTCATAAACTGCGTCTTTTCATTCAGGGGGATCGCCGGCCTGGGGCGGATCACTATCTGTCCGTGGTTGGCCAGGGATATGATGTGGCGCATGGTCTTGTCCGGCAGCGTTTCATATAGCTTGCCGATCAGCTTCTCCGTCACGCTCTGCACCATCCTGAAATCGCGCCATCCGTTGGGGATCTGCTGCAGCCAATCTTTCAGCGGCCCCTGCGCATCCGTCAGCTGCTTGTCCAGGCAGCATAGGTATTCAATCGCATGCAGCTCCCCGCTGTTGGGGATTCTGCCTTCCGTGTTTTGCATCATTCGTCCTCCTCAAATGATTTCCGGGCATCCTTTTTATCCGCTTCACTAGCTACCCAAATACAGGCATACATGAGCGCAGTGAGGATCAGGGCAGCACCAATAACCAACCAAATCATGTTATCCCTCCTTCGGCGGTTCGGGCAGCGACATCCAGTGGGTGACGCGGTGTACTTCACGATGTTCAGGGAACTCGCAAAGCTCACGAAGCGCCCATCCGCGCACTATTCTAAAAGCAACTTCCCCATCATCAACATACATCACGCACTGATCTGTCTCCGGCAGCCTCTCCTCCACGCTGATCCACTTCGGCTGGGCGGCTTTAACACCTGCCTGATAGCCTTTATCCCATGCTTCCTTGTATAAATCGGCTCTGCTTCCGATGGTTAGGGTTTCTACTTTATCCGCTTTCAGGTCACGCAACACATTCTTGCTTATAATCCTTGTCATCACTCCACCTCCTGCGGGCCTACCCATTCCCAATTCGAATACAGTAGCTTTGTTCCGGTCAGTCGGCACTCTTCGCATATCTTATTGTTTTCGGGAATGTCTTCTGAGAATTTGCATGTACTGCAAGCTCTGCCGCCCTTTCTAAGCTGTTCCACCGCCGCATCGCGTTCGCGTTCAAGCTGCTGGATGTAGGCGAGGGCATCGCGCTGTGTCATAGGAATACACTCAAATGACAGTTCGCCCAAATTGTACAAACAGTTTTCGCAGCAGCAACCGTCTTCATCCTTGGAGCAGCACTCCAGCCCCTTCTTAATCTCCTCCGGCGTTCTGCCGTTGATCGTGTTATCCATTTTCATGCTTCACAGCCTCCAAACATGCGCGTCTTACGGCAATAAGGTTTTCCACAAACAGGAAGTTGTCAAAGTCCTCATCTGCATGAATCACAGGTATCAGTTCATCTTCAATAAAATTCGCCACAGCTTCAGCCTGTTCAACAGTGATTTCAACTATCATCATTCCACCCACACTTTCAATACAGAATCTACAGCCATCGCACACGTAACCTTCAGGCTAAGCGTTTCTTCGCTGAGCAGCTTTTGCATTGCGCAGACTTCACCAGTTACGTGTTCTTCGCCATGCACAATCTGTACTCGTTGCAGTAGTTCAAACGCTTGCAGTAAATCGTTCAGTTTCATCCTTCCACCTCCGCATCCATCTTCTCGCCGTGCCCGCAGAAGAAGTCCGCATTCACTGTTTTGCAAAATAGAGAACAGCGTTTGAATATTTCCGGCTTGATATATGACGGGGAACTGAACTTGCAATCCTTGCACCGCACCACCTCAGCGTCCACGGCGGGGGCATCCTTCGCCACCTCTTCTGCATAATCGCAAAACCGTTCGAAGCGTTCGCATATCTCTTGCGGATGTAGCTTTGCTGCTTTACGATCAAATGTTATGGATTCCAGCAGCGCACTGCGCGAAATCAGGTCGTTATTCATTCACTCGCACCCCTTCATAAAACATCCCCAGAAGGTGTTCATCTTCCGTCCACTATGATGTCCGAAAAGAGGTTTGTGGCCAATGGCTTTCCAGACCTTCTCGGCTGGGATTTCGTACTCGCTCCACTTGAAAATCAACACGCCATCTGGCTTGAGCACACGCATACATTCTGCAAAACCGTCATGAAGCATCTGCGGCCAGTCCTCATCAAGCTTGCCGTATTTCTTCACAAGCCATGCGGTTTCTTTTGCGTGCATAAGGTGCGGCGGATCAAACACCACAAGGCTGAAAGTGTTGTCCTCAAAAGGTAAATCAGTGAAGTCGCACTGAACGTCCGGGGAAATTACACACTGTCTCTCGGATTTTTTGTTTGTCGATTTCCAGATATTGGAATGCTCTTCGCATCTGCGGTCTGCATATACAGCTGCCGGGTGTTCCTTGTTGAACCACATTGTCCTGCTACCACAGGTTGCATCAAGTATCTTTTTCATCTCACCCACCCCACAATCACTGCGCCGTACTTCCACGCGACCATGCCCAGCAGGAACCAGAGCGTGCACAGGAATGCCAGCTCCGCCGTGCCATATTCGTGCTTCATTATTCTTCCTCCCCAACCAGCGTTGCTGGCTTCTTCATTTTTGTGTTGCGCAGGAACATCAAGCGCCGGTTTGATGTGCGCTTATGAGCGAACAGGATACCATCACGCTCATACATCGTGCGCCCAAACTTGCGCATACATCTGCCGACACCGGCTGATCCGCCAACATCAAGCGGCTCGCCGGTAAAATCCACGATATCATCCAGCAGCTGAGTGGCTGTGCCCTGCCATTCATAGCGATTGTACATGAAGGTGAATATGCCCTGGACCAGAGGATCATTGACATACTCACGCTCTTCTTCGTAGGTCTCGCTATCCGAGGACTCCAACACCCATCGGCCACCATCGAACCTGATTGCCATGTTATAGTCGCCATCGATATCGCGACCGGAGACCATCAGCTTAGAGACATCTTCACCGCGCTTACCGCCCAAGCCGAGCACGGCATCAGCGGCGCCAACCAGGCCATTAGAGCCATTGATCTTATCGAACCAGTCGTCGTTATCCTTGGTTTTGCGCAGATGGTGCACGACGATCACAGCGATCTTATGCTTGCCGGCCCAGGACTGCAGCTCGCCATACTGACGGGTATCGGATTCATAGGCGTTTTCATTGCGCTTCCCGGACGGCTTCACGCGGCCAAGGGTATCGACAATGATGAGTCGCGGCTGCCTGACGCCGTTGATCCAGCCTTCCATCTGCTGATAGAAGCGCGGCCCAAGCGGTTCAGCCGCATGGGCAATGTATAGCCCGGCGGGTGCCGGGCCGAGAGTGAGCTTAGAGAGGCGATCCTTGACGCGATACTGCCTGGACTCCAGATCCAGATAGAGCACGGAACCCTGAACAGTGGGCTGGCCCAAGAAGTTCGTGCCGGAGGCCACAGCCAGGCCCAGAGAGAGCGCCAGCCATGACTTGCCACGCTTGGGCGCACCGGCGAGCACAGTAAGCCCGCAGGGGATCATGCGCTGCACGACCATCTGGGTGCGCTCCAGTTCGGCATCGAACAGCTCAGCGGCCTGGTAGAACTCCAGTTTGGCCGGTGCCGGCGGCGCAGGCGTAGTAGGCTGCGCGATATGCAGCTTCATGCCAAGCAGCGCCGCTTCCTGTTCAGCCTTGGACTGCCGGGCGATATATTCGCTGACCGCTTCCTCTGCCGCAATGCTGCGGGCAAATTCATCATCGCCGAGCGCGCCGTTCAGGGTTTCATAATCTGCCATAAGCTACCTTCCTTGTTCGTATTCCTTGAGGATTTCCAAAAGCTCCATATCATCCGCTTCCAGTATCTGGTCCAGCTTCATCTGCAATGCCGAACGCTTCTTAATCAGTTCGAAGAAATGTTCATCTTCTGCGCAGGCATCCATACCGTTGTTATGGATCATGAGCTGGACGGATTCATCAACATCGCACAGCTGGTTGGCGAGGTCTGCACGCAAGGCATCCCTGCGGCGATGCAGCGCCGAGACCAGATGCCGAGCGTTGACGGTGATGGTATCGGGGTTATAGTCTTCAACGGCTATGCCGAAATCATTAGCACATCTATGTGCAGCATCCAACGGCTCCATGCCGAGGATATCCTGATACAACCTGACTGCATCGCCACCGCGATGGCAGCCATAGCAGTACCAGCCGCGGTCAGCTGACAGGAACAGCGACGGATGCCCGCGCTCGCCGTGGATAGGGCAGAGCGCCCAGGCGACGGTTCCTGTGGTTTTGCGCAGCGGAATGCCGAGCATCACTGCCGCATCCACGCAGCTGACCGACCGGCAATCATCAAAGACGCTCATCAGTCGATGCGATCCCAGGTGAAGGTTCCATAGGAACCATTGCGGAACTGGCCGAGGCCGCTGAGCTCGCCATAGTCCAGGGCCTTCTCGACGGTCTCCCAGCTAAGCTCGGTGGACTTAGCGGAGCGATCATTGGCGATCAGGCGCAGTTCAATTTCAACGGTCCAGGGCGTATCCACGCACTCAGATGCCTGCAGACCAACACGCGGGCCTTTGGGCGTATCAGCGCGCAGGGGGCGCTCGTACTGGCTGTCCTCATCATAGATCGAGTCGCCATCGCGCATCAGCGGGATGCGGCGGGGGAACACGAACAGGTACTTATCCACCTTGGACTTATAGGACTTGACGCCCAGCTGCTTCTGCAGTGCGCCCAGGGCAGCCTTGAAGAAGCCGCGGACCATGTAATCCAGGATGATGAGGCGATCATCATTATCGGGGTCGCGGGCGAACACGGACAGGCCGCGGGTTTCGCGCTCGCTGGCATCGAAGAGATCGCGCTCTTCTTCGGAGAGTATGACGTCCGGGGCCTTGGATGCCACGAACTGAGTTCTGATGGCCTCGGATGCCGGCTGGCTGCCGAGGATCGGAGTCAAACCAGTTAAACGATACTTACGAGATTCATACAACATTTTTGTTTCCTCCTTCAAATTGAAAATTGCTTCACGTTGCATTGCCTAGACGCGCCATAACAAAGAAGCACAATGCATCACCTTAGCGCTACCACACTTAACAAAGCCATTGCGGTGCTTGGCAAAACCACACCGTCACACCACTTGACAAAGCCACTACTTCACGTCTCTCCGCTTCACGTCTCTCCGCTTTACGTCACCATCGCATTGCTTTTCATTACTAAACCCTGCCAACGCTTAACATTGCAATACCATCGCTTGACACTGCAGTACCTTGCTTTACCCATGCTGCGCAATGCATTACAGTACTTTACCCAAGCAGCGCAATACAGGACACTACTTTGCCTCCGCGTCACATGGCCCTACTTGGCAATACCTTGGCAATACACAACAGTACCATCACACAACTATACGATTCAATGCCATTACGGTACGAAGCGCTACGAAACCGTGCATTTCATTACCTCAACGCAGCAGCGCCGGGCATTACCCTTGCCTTACTCTGCCGTACCAAGCCCTACCTATACTTTGCTACGCATCGGAACACTATAGCTTCGCTATACCCAGCGCCACACCTCTATGCATTACCGCTGCGGTTGCTATCCGTGCCGTGCATGGCACGGATAGCTTGGACCTTCTCAAATTATTCGGACATGAATTCTGCCGGGATCTGGTCATCGGACAGGGGAGTGAACGCAGCCTTGGTGGCTTCCTTGAGGTTATCAGCCATGGCCAGCAGCGATACGCGGGCCTCATCCGGGACAGCGCCGACGCATTCGAACGTGGGTACGGAGTAGCGGGTGCCGGTCTGGTTGGTTTCAACCTTCAGGCCGATGCGGGTGATGACCTGGTTGGGACGCATAGGACGCTGGCCCTTCTTGCGGGGGATCAGCAGGTTGTCCACATACTTCTCATAGGGCTTATTGCCGGTAGGCGCCAGATCGATGCGGATGGGCAGCATATCACCCTCGCGCAGGACGTAGACGCGGCGACCGTTCTTGCAGGCCTTGCCGGCGCCATCGGAGCCGAACTTATTGTGCCGACAGGAGCTGCAATCATGGTAAGCGCCGGACTGGTCCACGCCGGTTACGCCGTCCATGCTGCGACAGTCGGGCTGACCGCCGCCTACACCAGAATCCAGCTTGTTGGCCCACCAGGCATAGTTCTTATGCGCATGCAGGATAACACCCTCGATCACCTTGGCGGTCTCCGGGTCGGTATCATCCTCAGATGCCATGATATCCCATGCGGTGCGAGCGGAGGACGGAGTTTTTGCGAAGGCGAAGTCCGGGCGATAGTCTGCGCCGAGCTCGGCCTTAAGAGCATCCATGATCTGTGCGGACTCAGTGATAGCGGACAGGTCGTAGGACTGGACAACAGCGATTTCATTCATGGGCGATAGCCTCCTTGATCTTTTTTTCTGCCTCTTCGGCAGTTTCCCACAGGCCGGCGCGGATGCCGATCTGCACTGCTGCGTCGCTGCGCAGCTGCGATGCCTTGATGTTGCCGCGCAGCACGCCAGTCAGGAAATTAATGACCTCATTGGCTTGCACGGGCATCTGCCGGCGGCGTTCTTCCAGGTATGCCTGGACAGCGGGCTGGCGCTTTACACCCTGAGCGTAGGTATACTTGAAGCCGGCCTGAGTAGCTGCCTCGGGTGCATTGCCGAGCTCGAGATACAGGTCAACGAACTTGCGCTGACGATCAGTGAGTTTCTTGGTATTCTCCATGTATTATCCTTTCTTGCGTCCTCTGACGGACAGCTTGGGTTCTTCATGGGCGTAGATGATGTCGGCGTACTCTGCCGGGATCTCGCCATCCTCGCTGGCGGCGACCTTCTCCTTCATGAGTGCGGACAGCGTCTGCTGGGAGATGGTGAACATGTCACGGTAGCCCTCAGCTTCCAGCATGTTCAGCAGCTGCGGCCTGTTCTCTGCCAGGCAGCTGTAGGTGGTTTTGCGGGTCATGCTGAACCCGACACCATCATCAGTCTTGAGCGAGTCGATGCCGACATCCGCCATATAGGACAGCATTGCGGCTTCCGCTTCATCCATGGCTTCCTTGGCCTCTGCTGTGCGGGCGCGCATGTCCTCATAGATTGCACGCGCATCCAGATATCGGTTCGACAGGGTTTTGAGCGTATCAGCCAACGGCATCAATCCTCCTTCAACAGATCGAGCTGGCCGTCTACCACGGCATCAGCGAGGTTCTTTTTATTCTCCAGCGCGGCCATAACGTCCTCATCCACGGTGCCGGGGCAGATCAGATGGATGTAATGGCATACATCATGCTGCACACCGATGCGATGGGTGCGGGCGAGCGCCTGCTGGTAAGATGCATAGTTCCAGGTGGGCGAATAGAAGATCGCCACCTTGGCTGCAGTGAGCGTGATGCCGAGGCCCGCGGTATCCACCTGAGCGACGAATACCTTGACATTCGGGTCGTTCTGGAAAGACTCCACCAGATCGCCGCGCTCCTGCTGGGGGACTGCGCCATATATGGCGCTATGGCGGATGCCATGCTTATTGAGCATATCAATGATGGCAGCCAGCTCGTCCAGGAACCGGACGAACACCACGCATTTATCGCCGGCATCCTGCAGATCGAGCACGATATCTTCCAGCGCTTCCAGCTTGGATGTATCCACCTGCTGGGCGGCAACTTCATCATCGGCGCGGATATATCCGCCGGTGAGCCGCTGCAAGATCAGCAGCCTGGACAGCACGTTCGATGCTGTGACCGGGTTCATGCCCAGCCAGGCGATGGACTCGCGTTTCATCTGCTTATAGAGCTTCATGCCAGCCGGGGACATGTCCACATATCTGGTCTCGAAGGTCTGCGGCGGCAGGTCCAGGCAATCTGCCTTGGTGACACGGGACGCACAGGAGTACGCCTTCTCCGTAAGTTCATCGAGATGCCGGTAACCGACAACCTGAACCGGCTTGCCATTTATGGCATAGCCGCCCATGACCGCGTACCTGGACTTAAACCGCATGAAGGACGTGCCGAAGATGGTTTTATCCAGGAAGCGATACTGGGAATAGAAGTCCAGCGGGTTATTCTGAATGGGAGTGCCAGTCAGAATCATGCGGCAGTTGGTCATATCACCCAGGATATGGATATACTTCGACTGCTTGGCCGTGGGCTTCTTGATACGATGGGATTCATCGCAGATCACCAGATCAGGGGAATACTGGCGCATGGCATTCTTTTTATGCTGGATATCCGGTATGCGCCAGGCCCCTTCATAGTTGATAACAGCTACCTGCAGCGCCTCGGGGCGCCGGGCTGCCATAGCATACAGAGTTTTGCGCCGCTTCTCAGAAGAGCCGGCGAGCACAGTACATTCGACCGGAAAATCGGCGTACTGCTGGAACTCACGCGGCCATACGGAGCAGACGGACGACGGCGCGACGATCAGCACGCGCCTGATCACCTTCATCTGCCAGAGCGAACCAGCTACGGCGATGGCTGTGAGCGTTTTGCCACAGCCCATTTCATACAGCAAGCCGTATCCGCCGCCGCCGAACACTATCTCCTGGACGGCCTTCTGCCAGCCATCCAGCTGATGTTCGAACAGCTGGACCTTGACCGGCGGTTTATCGATCTTCATTTGGCTCCTCCTCCCAGGGACGCGTTCCAGGCGACCGAGTCCCAATCAACCAGATACTCGAACTGCTCAATGCGAATCTCGCGCAGATGCATGATAGGTTCCAGCAGATCGAAGCGATCGCTGATCTCCATGAGCGCCCTGATGGCATCATTCAGCTTGGTGAGCGCAGCTGCGTTCGAGTCTGGCTGCTGCTTATCTATGCTGATTGCCGGTTCTTCGCCCATCTTCCGCCAGGCGAGATCGAACAGCACGTCCGGGTCGGTTATCTCGGACTCGCCCTGCTGCGCGCCCCAGTTCTCCGGCGGGTGGTATTCCTCACCATTTCGGAGCGCTTCTTGCGCTTTCTGGTATTCCTTGCAGCCGGTCTTTTCACCGCCGATGCAATCGGGGTAAGGACATTCACTGCAGAGGTCCACCAGCACTGCGGATTGATCGCCACGGTTATAGGCACCCTTCTTCGGGGCAGCATCCTGCACGGCCACAATTACATCACCTCCGCAATCAGGGCAACGGTGCGGCGGCGCGGACGTTGCCGCACCACAACCGCATCCAAAACCTCACCGATCAGCACATCACCGTCGATACCTTCGAACTCGCGGATGAGGATTTCATCCAACAGGACCTTAGCCGTCGCTATGGAAATCGGTGCATGCGCCAGAGGCGTGCGGCTGTCCATCCAGATCATCGGCTGGCCGTTCAGGTACCCCAGGAACATCGCCAGACCGCGCTTGTGAAGCTGCGAGAATATCTCGAACACCTTCTCGCCACTGTACGGGTATTTCTTCATCAGGAATCTTCCCTTCTGCCAATCGGCGGATATAGAGTTCATCAATGCGGGCCATGATGGCCAGCGCCCTGGCCGGGATCGGCGACGGCTGCCGTACACAATCCACAACGGATCAGCTCCTCTCTCTTATGCTGGTCGACCTCGCTGGTGAGCATCATGCCGATCTGGATGCCGCGCAGCAGCCAGCCGGCTTCGGGGGACAGGGTGTTGAAATCGGCCGCGAAGGCCAGGATGGACTGTTCATTCATCATAGAAGGGTTCCTCCTCATTGTAGAAGCCGCGTTCGGCCAGTTCTTCTTTCTTGGTTGCCTGCAGGGCATCGATGTGCTGGCGTATTTTATCGCTCAGATGGTCCAGCGCCCGCATCCTGTCAACGTATTCATCGCGGGCGACCTGCTTTTGTTTCTCCACTGCCAGAGCGAGCGCCGACAGATCATAGAGCGTGAATTCGTACATGGCGGTTCACCTCAGCAGATCGGTGATATCGCAGCCCAGCAGCTCGCATACTCGGGTGAGCGCATTGCCCGCCGGTGCATGGGTGCCGTTCTTCCAGCGGAAGACGCTGCGCTTATCCACACCGGCCAGATCCGCGAATTCATCAACAGTGAGATCTTCTTCGACCATGTAGACGGTAATCTTGCGGCCGATCTTCTCACGATCAAGCAGGGCATGGGCTGCGCCGTTGCCGGCAGCGACGTGACGGGGCTCCAGGCGCCCCTCCGCCTGCGCAGCCAGCGCACGGTCCAGCGCGGAGTGACGGGGCACGCGCTGCTTGAGCTCGCCGAGCATATCCGCCATCGCATCCATGGCCGCGTGCAGCTCTGCCATAGCGTTGGTGACGGCGCCGGGCTGGACGTACATACCCGTGCGGCGGATGGCCGGCAGTACATCGTGCGTGATCCAGCGCTTGAAGGCGTGGGCCTCGGGCTTGCGGCTGCCAAGGATCAGGGTGTAGAGACCGGGTTCGTTGACCACATTGACCGGGAGACCGTTACTGGCACCCTCGATTGAAACTAGGGTGCGCTCGTCATCATCGAGTCTGTTGAGAGCGTCGGAAGGGTTCGCGATATCCAGCGCCTTGCAAACGTCTGCGGCCACAAACCAGGGATCGCCGTCCTTTACTACGGTACGGATGGTGCCAAACTGTTCATTCTTGAAAAGCTGAAGATTATTCATTGTCAGGTTCCTCCTCTGCAGGGTTAGTATTGATAACAGATTTTGCGAGTTGAATTGCTGCGCGATAAACAGAGCCATGCTGAGCTTCGCCGTAAACCATATCTACTCGTTTAGCAAATGCATCCAGCGTATCGTGGAAACAACCACACACAACCATGGTTTCGCCATCATTACGACGATAGAATGTAGTGTAATCCTTACGCGAACCGATCGGTCCAACAACCAGGTGATCTGCGTTGCCGGACACCCTTGCGTCGCCGTACACCCTTGCGTCGCCGTACACCCAGGCGTCGCCGTACACCCAGGCGTCGCCGTACACCCTTGCGTTGCCGGACACCCTTGCGTCGCCGGACACCCTTGCGTCGCCGTACACCCTTGCGTTGCCGTACACCCAGGCGTTGCCGTACACCCAGGCGTTGCCGGACTGACTAAGGTTTGCCTCTTTTTCGATCCAGCCGCCGAGATCGCCGGCATTTACATCACCGAACGAAATGAGCGCCTTGATTTGGAAAAGCTTCCGACCGAACAGCATCTTTGTGTTGGTGGTGAGTTCGTACTTATTCATTGTCAGGTTCCTCCATTTATTGCTATTTAAATAGTGTTCTGATAAAATGGGACTGCCTGGGTGACCAGGTAGAAAGGAGGAGGGCATGCACAGAAGAACCTGTCACAGCGTTACGATCACCATCAATATCATCGTATCGCTTGGCGGGGCACTGGATAGCCTTAGCTCCGTGCTGTTCCGTCTCCGCCCGGCATCGCCGGGGTTTTCTACGGCAGTCCCGTCCACCGGCTAGGCCGGAGGATGTCTGTTTGAAACAGTGTTGTGTTCTGTTTGTGTACAGTATATGTCACAAAAGAACGTTTGTCAAGGGGTTTTGGAAAAAATTTTCAGGAAATTGTTTACAAACGTACGATGATGTGTTATAATCAGTGCAAGGAGTTGATTTTGATGAATAACAGATTCAAGGAAATAAGAGAAAAGCTCAATCTCAGTCAGGAAGAATTCGGCAACGCAATCGGCATTAAGCGTTCTGGTATTTCTAATATTGAAAGCGGACTGCGCGCTGTATCCGAAAGACACATTAAACTGCTGCATTCTGCATACAATGTCAACGAGCACTGGCTGCGTACCGGCGAGGGCGAGATGTTCAACCCCATCAACGCCAGCCTGGACGCCATGGCCGAGGCCCACCAGATTGACGGGCTGACCCGCATCGTGATCGAGAGCCTGATCGAGATGCCCGACACACAGCGCGAAGCATTTATCAACCTGGTGCACAACGTTGCAGAGCGCATCCGCTGCGCTGATTACGAGGGCGCGCAGGCCATGGCTGTGGATGCCGCAATCAGATACGGCAGCGCACTCAGCGCGTCCAAGGTACAAAATCCTCCGGAGGAAGATCAAGCTCAGGCTTCGGAGACTCATACAGTATGACGTTCGCCCCGGGGCGGGCGTCAACGTTTATATAAATCTTCTTTTCTGCGTAGCTGTAAATCTTCTTGACCTCGGGATGGCGGGGCAGGCGGACGGCTACTTTTTTAAATGCTTTCAGGTTATACTTCATGAACCATTACTCCCTTCTTGTGCTAACATTTCGTTAAACTTTAGCTTGATAAATCGTTTTATATGTGGTAAAATGTCGATATATGTCTGATGCATGAGCGATCAGCACTGGCTTCTGGCTGCAAAATAACAGCACACAAGCCAAAAATCAATCGCGGAATTCCACCAACAAACAGCAGAAATCCGCGAACACATATATAATTTCAGCAAACGAACGTGGAGAAACAACTGTTCACAGTAGTTTTCCGCCACAAAAATCGTTTTCACGCACAAAAGAGCAACAACGACAGGTAATTTAATTTTACCGAGGAAGGCGGCATCTATGGCACCCACCAAGACGACCACACCACCCAATCTGCAGCTTATCGAGGAAGACCCGATCAAAGATTTTCGCCTGGATTACCAGATGCTGCAGCGCGTGATCCGCTGGAATTGCGAGAACAACCCCAAGTTTATCGGCACAACAGCCAAAGACCGCGCCCGCCTCTGCGGGATCAGCGAGACTACATACAACACCATCGTCAACGGCAAGAACACCAAGCCGCGCATTGACATCCTATATGCCATCGTTGCAAGCTTCGACGGATACATTGATCCGCTGGTAGGCCTCGCGCCCGAGCGCGACCTGAACCGAGAGAAAGAGCACTACGACGCAACGTTCATGGAGTCCATGCAATGGCAGCTGGAGAAGGCCCAGGCGGACCTGGCCGACAAGCGCGAGGAGGCGCACCGGCTGCACGTGGAGCTGACCGAGTATAAGACCGAATGCAAGGCCCTGCAGCGCGAGCTGGCCGAGGAGACCGAGCACCGCAAGGAGCGCGCAAACATGGTCGAAGTGCTGCGCAAGGATATGCGCGGATACCGCATATTTGTCGGCGTGCTCACAACGTTGATCGTCCTGGCCTTCCTGTTCGTACTCTACCTGATCTTCGTAGATTTCCCCAACGGCAACTGGGGCATATTCCAATATTAAAAACAAAACCACCGATGCATAATCGGTGGTTTTTCTATGTACAAATATATATATTTATGCTAAACTAAAAACGAAGGGAGGAATTTATATGGATATTTACGCAGACTACCTGCGCAAGTCCCGGTCAGATGAGCAGGCCGAGGCCCGCGGCGAGGGCGATGTACTGGCCCGGCACCGCAAGACGCTGCAGGAGCTGGCCGCCTACAACGGGCACATGCTCGTTGCCGAATACGCCGAAGTCGCCAGCGGCGACAGCCTCGCAGCCAGGCCGGAGGCGCAACGCCTGCTGCTGGATGTGATGGCAGGCAAGTATACCGGCGTTTACTGTATGGCCCTTGACCGACTCAGCCGCGGCGCTGCAGAGGATCAGGCCGCCGTGATCCGGGCCTTCCAGGCCTCCGGCACACTGCTGATTACGCCCGAGAAGGTCTATGACTTCACCAACGCCGCCGACGAGGATTTCGGCGAGCTGCGCCTGATGTTCAGCCGCATTGAGCACAAGACCATCAAGCGCCGCATGTACGCAGGCCGCGAGCGCTCCGCCCGTGATGGCTGGTATATCGGCGCGCGCATCCCGTTCGGATACGCCAAGGTACCCGCCCAGGGCAAGGACGGCCCCACGCTTAAGATCATCCCCGAGCAGGCTGAGCTCGTCCGCGCCATGTTCGAGGCCTACGCCGACGGCAAGAGCTCGCACCATATCGCCGACATGCTCAACGCGCAGCCCGTCAAGCCCAACTACAGCGACACCTGGACACCGTCCACTATCCGCAACATTCTCCGCAATCCGCTGTACATCGGCAAAATCTCCTGGGGCAAGCGCATCTCCAGACCGGCCCCCGACGGCAGCGCACACCGCGTCGTCAACAGCCGCGCTATCCTGGCCGACGGCAGGCATGAGCCCATCATCACTCAGGCCCTGTGGGACGCTGTGCAGGCCCGCCTTGAGCGCAACCCTGCACCGACCATCTCTGAGGGCCTCCAGAATCCCCTACAAGGGCTTGTGCGCTGCGGCCTATGCGGTTGTCTAATGCAGCGCAGCCCGGCCCAGAAGAGCCCTTCTGGGCGCTCTCAGCCCGCAATACTCAAATGCACTACGCATGGATGCAAGCAAATCCGGTCTGATCTAGCTGTGATCGAGGATATGATCCTGCAGAGCATGGATGCATGCTATGGCCATGAAGGCGAGCTTTCCCCGGTGCAGATCCAGCAGCGCAAAGACCGCCAGAAGGCTGCCAAGCTGATCTTTGACCAGATCAAGCAGGCAGAAGCGCAGCAGAGCCGCCAGGCGGACTTATTAGAACAGGGTGTGTACACGGTCGAGGATTTTATCAGCCGCAGAAACGCGCTGTCTGAGAGGCTCAGAGAGCTTCACAGACGCTACGACGAGGCGACAGCGCCCGACCTGATGGATCAGGCCTATGAGGCGTGGCGGCAGATCGTCCCGCGGAGCAGCACTGTCAGCGAGGCCTACAGGCGCGCACCTGACAACGCAACCAAGAATGCATTGCT